TCCCTCAAAGGTGTCGGTGTAGGCAGACAGGACCCCGCGCACCCAGTAAGGGTCGTCAACAAACTCGGTGAGGGTCTCGGTGGAGAAGGGGATTTCGGTGCCGTCTTCTTCCTTGATGCCGGACCAGTCGAGGACGAGTGCTTTCAGCAGCGGCAGATCGCCCTTGGTGCTGAGCTTGGTGAACTCCTTACGGCCCATGCGTTTGAAGGTGGCCTCAAACGTGCTGGGATCGAAAGCACCACCATCGGCAGGCTCTTGAACAGTGACAGGCCACTTGAAGGTGCTGACCTTCTTGCGAACAAACGCCATAAGGGGTTGCGTTGAAATGTGGGTAAGTTCAGTGTAGGCATGAAAAAGCCACGTAGGCAAGCAGCTCTAAGGGGCTGCGTAACTACGTGGCTAAGTTGCGTGGCTGCAGCGCTGCGTGGCTGCAGCGCGGCTTAGGCGAAGACGAGGCGGAACTCGTCGTTACCAGCGGTCGAGGGGACGAAGGTGGCGGGCAGGGACAGCATGTGGATGCCGTCCTGGTCGGAGTAGGACGGGTCGCCGATGTCGAGGCGGCTGGATTGCAGAGCGACAATGTTGCCGCCAGTGTTGCCGTGGATGAAGGACAACTCACCAAGGGTGCCGTCCGTGAGGGCGGCGGTGAAATAGTCCTTCTCAGCGATGGTCGGAGCTTCGATGACGACGGTACCGGTGGTAGCACGGTCGGTGATCAGCACCTGCTTAGTGCAGTTCACCAGTTCGCGGTAGACGGTGGTGACGCCAAGGTCCATCGAGACGGACTGGAGGCAACCGCTGTAGCCCAGCAGGGTGAAAGCGCCGCTGTTGCCTGCCTTGAAGATTTGCGGGGTGGCTTGGTCCGCGTAGGTGACGGTTGGGGCAGCGGTGTCGGTGGGGGCGTTGTAGATGCCGGTCATCGTGAAGTCGATGGACGGGATCTGACCAACTTGGGGGTTGAGGGTGAAGGTACCCCGGCAACCGGTCAGCTTGTGAAGCACACCATCAATGTTGTAGTAGATGGTGGCCGAGCCAAACGAGCTGCTTACTGGGGTGTAGACCACCTGAGCGTCGATGCTGTAGACGCTGGTGTTGCTGAACGTGACCGCGCCGCTAAGGGGGCGAACCGTGGCAACTTTGGTCGAGCCGACGTAGGCGGTGATCAGTGCGATCGTGCCGGCGCCGGAGCCGGCAGTGATGCGAATGATCTGACCTTTGTAGAAGTCGTTGGTGGCGCTGGCCCCAGCAGCAAGGGTGATGCTGTTGCTGGCGCCTGCGGTGGCGGTGCCAGTTACGGCGGGGGTAATCGTGGTCGCAGCCAGGCCGCACGCTTTCAGCACGGAGTCGTAGCGCGGAGCGGTGCCGGCGGTGCCGGAACCTGCCATCTCAACGCTGAACGTGCATTGAACGCGAGTGTTGGCCAGAAGCTGCTCAGATGCGCCCAGGTAGGGGCGAACCAGATCACGGCCCACCACATCACTCTGCATCGGAGTGATTTCCAGGTTGCGCACCAGGATGGCGTCGGCACCGCCGGGGGTGCTGTCCGTCCCGTAGGTGGATTCCGTTTTCGCCAGAATCAGGCGTTTGCGTGTAAGGAGGGGCATCGTGAATCACCGCTGAGGGGAATGGGGCAGCGTCCGCTCGACAAGGGTGCGGATGCCTGTAGCCGAGTCCAAGATGTAGGTGCCACCTTGGCCGCTGTAGTCCTCTTCAAGTGTAAGAGGCGTGGTTGCAACATCCTTAGCCTCACGCTTAGCAGAGACGCTAGGTGTGGTGTCGGTGAGCACGGGAGAATCAAGCGATTCGTCGTCAGCAGAAAATGTTGAATCGTCTGCAGACGTGGGTGCCGTAGAGCGCGGCATAAGCCTTTGGCAGGTAAGTGTATGGTAGGCGGTGAGGGTTGTACTGCTTCGCGGTACTGCTAAGTCACTAACTAGGACGAATAGCAGCGCACCACCGCAACTTAGGCCGCCAAGCTACTTACGGAGGTGCGGTAAAGGACGCGGTAGGTGCAGTAGATGACGCCTACAGGGGTATCGGCTGCCTCCAAGGTGAACTTGGTGGGGCCTGGTTGGATGTCGATGGTCAGACCGCCCAGGCTCAGGTCGGCCATGAGTTTGGCATGGAGCGATTCGATGATGGGATCGGCGGCTTGATCGGGAACTGTGGCTCGGATGATGATGACGATGCGGACGTTGAGGGAATGGTCGAGAGTGGGGAGGGATGTGTTCTGGGTAGGTGTGTCGGTATCGGGCTCGATGACGAGTGCAGGGGATTCGGCGCGGGTAAGAGGTTCGACACGGCTGCGGTAGATGCGTGTATCCACGCCAGTAGTACCAGCAAGCGCAGTGTGCAATGCGCTTAGGATCTGCTCACGCTTGGTAGTCACGACACTTAGCTCCTGACTTCGGTGGCCACGATTCGACCGCGTTGGAAGTCGATGGTAGTGGTGTCGCTGATGTTGGCGATGCGGACGCTGACTTCCTCGTTGGCGGCTACAGAGATCATCCAGCTGGTGGCCAGTTTGGCAATGGCGTTTCCGCTGGCGGAGTAGGCGCGACACTCGGAGGCGTCGATGAGGGTGCCGTTTTTGGCAAGTTTGATGCCGAGGACGTGGTTGTTACCAGCAGTGGCGTCGATGCTGGCGTAGAAGCGCAGCAGCTTGGTAGCGCCACTGGTGTTCTTGAGGGCAAAGAGGTCAGTGGTGCCAAGCGTCATACCGCTGGCGGTGGTGCTGTCAAAGGTGGCGGTGAGGCCGGTCGAGACGTAGGCGCCAGCGGTGGCGATGGCGATAGTGCCGGAGGTCATGCGACTGGCTTGGCCGCGAACGTCGGCGCCGCTTAGGTAGTAGGGGAGGGCGTTCCAGGTGGTGGTGCCATCGCCAACCTTGATGCGACGGGTATCAGTCTCGATAGCTAGTTCGCGTAAGGCGAGGACGGGGTTGGTAGAGGCCCAATTGGCGGCGGTATCGCCGCGTGGCCGCACTCGGGCGATGCTACTCATGCCGCTCCACCATCGACTGTGTTTCCATCAATGTAGGTGGTAGGAGCGCTACCCCCGTCGATGTCTGGGTCGAGCTGAACTAGGCCAAGATTGGTGATTGTGCCAGCGGCACCATTAGCGTCGATAGACGTAAGAGAAGTGGTGTGTGGCGTTTCGAGATCGCGCTGTAGGCAGATTTGTACCCACGCACCATCGGTAAGTAGAGTGGTGGTTCTTACGGTGTATGGAACACCATTTACGCTTAGTTGTGCTCCGTACAGTAAACCACCAAACTTAGACGCTTCACAAGTAAGGGTGTAATCGGTACTGATTACCTGGCCGTCGAGGATCAACTCGCTGGGCATGTCGAGGATGCCCTGGCCGGTGGTGGAACCGGCGACGACATCCACGCCGAAGTCGGCTAGGTAGATGGAGGGGTCGTCAGTGAGCATGGCGGTAGGAATGAAAAAGCCGCTAGGCCTCGCAAAAGAGGAGGCTTAGCGGCTGAGGACGGAAGCGACGCAGCTTACTGGTACTTCTTGACGCCGAGGCCGACCACGGAGATCACGGAGCTGGCGGTGCCCACTTTTTCGTAGACGTTGACGCGGACGTAGCGCTTCACGTCGTCCTTGGAGATGGTCGCTTTGCCGAGGTAGGCAGCGTTGCCGATGTCGTCGAAGGCGCCGCCGGTGATGGCGGTGAAGTTGTTGGCGCTCTCGTCGCTGTGCTCAAGGCGGACCTTGAAGCCGGCAGAGGCGCCAGCGGCGGTGGCTTGCATGACGAAAACCACGTCGCCGTCGTAGCCGAGGAGGTCAACACTGGTGGCCGCGCCCGTGGCGGTCACGGTGGCGGGGGCGTAAGCAGCGAAGTGCTGCAGCGCCTCGAAGTTGCGCTGGTTGAGGGCCATGGTCAGTCAGGAGCGGTGGGGGCGGGTGAACGGCGGCGCGTCGCCGGCTTGGGGGAGGGGGCGATGGCCTGCGCGTCCGTGGAATCGGCCACGGCGGGAGCAGCCGGGCTGGGGGCGGAGGCTTGGGGAGCCTGGGCGGGCTTAGCCCGACCCAGACCCACCAGGAGCTGCCCTTCTGCTTCGCTCAGGTCGAGGATCTCGCCGGTGGACCGGGGAGTGCCACGAACCATCACGTCAGTTGTCAGCTCGTACCAGTTCATCAGGCGTTACCGGAGCCGAACACGAAGGCGGCGGGATTGCGCAGCCCGAAGTCCACGTCCTGGAAGGCCACGATGCGGGTCGTGCCCTTGGTGGAGTTGGTGTAGGGATCGACGGTGATGTCGACGCCGCTCCAGAAGCCGAAGATGGCCTGCGAGAAGTCGCCGAAGAGGACGTTGGAGCCGATCAGCTGGTTGCTGACGCGGGCGCCGTAGCCGTTGACTTCGTTGTTCTCCCAGATCATCATTTCGCTGTTCGCGTTGCGCAGGGTCTGCTTGAGAGCACCGCGCACGTGAGCGTTGCCCACGTAGAACATCGAGGCCACGTCGAGGTTGGCCACGGAAACGGTGGTCTCCATGTTCACGTAGTCGGCGAAGTTGCCGAAGTAGTACGTGGTGCCGCCGATCGACTTGTTGGTGTTGGCGTCGCTGGTGAGGGTCTCGGTACCCACGCCGGTGACGTTCTTGATGCCGAGGAGGGCGGAGGAGCCACCGGTGCCGTAGACGCCGGAGTAGTCGATGGCCAGGGCGATCGACTCGGCGAGGTCAGCGCGGACCATGGCTTCCACGTCCATGGACTGCTGCAGCATCAGCCGGCGGGTGATGTCCACGTAGCCGCCGAGCGACTTGGGGGTCATGGACAGCTGGCCCAGCGTGATGTTGGTCTCGCTGACCGCCACGTCCTCACCCACCCAGTAGGCGGTGGTGCTGCCGGTCTTCTTGGGGATGTCAACGTTGCCGACCAGGCCGGTGAGGGTGGTGACGTTGAGGCCGAGCAGTGCGGAGCGGTTGCGCACGAGGTCGATAAAGCTGCCAGTCAGCAGCTGGGTGTCGACCACGTAGCCGCCGGAGGAGGCGGTGCCGACCGACTGAGGGGCGCGTTGGGCGGGGGCGGCCATCACATCCCAAGGCATGACGATGCCTTTGGCGGCGCGGCCGAGCTTGGACTCGGCGGCTTTGGAGCACTCCAGCTCGAAGGAGGCGGCTTCGCGAAGGCCGCGATCGGACGGATCGGCCAGATGGCGGATCACGTTCATCAGGCTGTAGCGCTTGACCTCAGCAGAGGTCAGGCCGATAGAGGCAGCGCCATC